TTTAAATATTATATATTTTCTATATATATATTGATTATAGATGTCTATTGAGTGTAATACATATGAATGTCCAAGTGAAACACATTATCAACCCACTGGTATAACTGATATAACTTGTAATGATGATGCTAATGACGGGGATTGTTTAAATAAATGTTGTAGACCATACTCTTTGTGCGGACAATGGTCCCAATATGGAAATAATCGGTGTAAAGATAACTCTATCCCTTATTTATCCAGAATCATACCATCAAATAGATTGAATTTAGATATTGAAACAGTATGTTGTAGTGATGTTAAATGTTCTGATTATACGTGCCCAATTGGTTATAAAATCGGTTCAAATGTAGGTCCAGAAAGTTTAACCTATAATAGTAATTCTGTATATGATCCTATAGGGGAATGTTGTGAAAAGAAAACATGTGGAGATTGGGTCGGTGAAGGTAATAGTTGTGGTAAGTTTCCTATCTATGATAATTATGAAGAGAGAGATGGTTATAGTGTTGAAGAATGTTGTTTTCGTTCGTGTGATCGTTGGGCGGCGACCCATTCATCAGAAGAAAACCCATGTGGTCTAAATATATTATTAAGAAATAAACATGGTTGGGGAGAGGGGGAATGTTGTTTAGAAAAGGAAAATACATGTTCAAATAAAGATTGGAGATGTCCTGAGAATACATCGATGATAAATGAAAACTTAGATAAAGAATGTGAAGGAAGCATATCGTCTTGTCCAAAAAATGAACAAAATATAGAAATATGTTGTAGTCCCTTTAATACCTGTAGTAATATTCAATGTCCTGTCAATTATCATCTCAATCATGAGAATCGAGCAAAAAGCTGTAAAGGGAGAAAATGTAGTATTAGTAACGATATGGATCTATGTTGTCTGGAAAACGAAAAGTGTTCAAACCTTGATTGTGGAAAAGGATTTTCCGTCCCTGAACAGGATAAAAATAAGTTTTGTTCAAAAGAAAAATGTTCTCTTAAAGATGATAAAGAAATATGTTGTTCAAGTAATAATATATGTAGTTCCCTTGAATGTCCGGCCGGTTATTATATAAGAGAAGGCTCGGAAGAAAAAACGTGTTATGGTGATGTTTGTGATCCAGAAAATAGATATGATTTCATAAGATGTTGTAAAGTTTGTCCTCCTATAGAAAATGCTACTGAAGTTATTTGTTCAACAAAAGATGATAGTATTGCTACTGCTTGTAAAGTTGGTTATCAATTAGAAAACGGAAGATGTGAAAAAGATATAAATGTCATTAAAGTAAAAATAAATATAGATAGTAAATATTCTGATTTTATAGGAATTGAAAACTATGAAGAATTATTAATAAATGATCTATGTAGTATAATAAATGAAGGGGGGGATACTGAATTACCAGATTGTGAAACATTGATAAAAGTAAATAGTATTAAAAGACATATAGAGGTTGATAAAGAATATACACAAGTTGTAGTTGACCTTGATAGTATCGTTGAATCTATTGGCGAAGATATAAGTCTATTAATCAGTAATAAGCTTTTGACTTCGTTAAAATTGAATACAACTGATTCATCAAAAATAAAAAATTTAGAAGAGAATGTTACATGTTCATCGGGAGTTTATAATTATGAATGTCCATTCTATATGGGTCTAAGAAGTAATGCTGAAGAAATTTATGGATCGTCCGATCTGGTTTGTTGTGAATTAAATTGGGATACATTAAAATATATAGTCCCTCTCCTCCTTCTAGTAATATTAGTTATATATATATTCTTTAAGGTTAAGTTTGGTAAGAGAAGGAGAAGATAAATCATTCTGTAAGGAATCGTGGGGCGATACTCATACATTGGAGTTCCTGCATAAGTAATTTACATGAATAGGGAATATTAATTCTTTTGAATTTTTTATAATTATTACAATTCTTACATTCATACATATTTGTTGAAGGGTTTGCTACAGCTTGAAGATTACATTCCACACAAATAAATATATGATATTTATCTGAAACATCCATCATCCTTTCTCGTAAGAAGTTGGATGTTCCATGAGCAATCATACAATCTCTCTCCATTTCTCCAAACCTTAACCCTCCATGGGCGGACCTTCCTTCAGCTGGTTGTCTCGTCATCGTAACAATTGGTCCACTTGAACGACTATGGATTTTATCTCCTGACATATGTTTAAGACGTTGATAATAGGTTGGACCTATGAATATTTGAGTGTGTAATTGTTCACCTGTAAAACCATTGTATAAGATTTCATTCCCATTTCTTTCATGTCCTACTTTTGTCAACATATCTGATATATTCTTCACAGTGACTTGGTCAAATGCCGTTCCACTACCAATATTTCCTGTTTCACAACAGACCTTCCCCAGAATACATTCAATCAGTTGAGCAATAGTCATCCGACTGGGGATTGCGTGTGGATTAATAATTATATCGGGTATAATACCATTCGATGAAAAGGGCATATCTTCAGGATTATAAACCATTCCAATGGTTCCCTTTTGTCCATGTCTTGAAGAGAACTTATCTCCAATTTCAGGTTTTCTAAAACTTCGGATACGTGTTTTACAAATATTGTAACCATCACTATTCGTAGTTATAAAATTATCATCAATATAACCATTCTCATTTTTTCTTAAACTAATACTATTATCTTTATAATCATAGGTTGTATTGTTTTTTATTGGAATTACTTTACCGATTAAAATATCTTTATCTGTAACATATGTATTTTTATCAATAAATCCATCATTATTTAATTTTGAATAATTACATGGTTTCGGAAATAATAACTTTGATTTGTCAGGCCTACAAAACTTTTCTTCTTCACCAGATAACTGATTCTTCCTCTCTTCTTCTTTGTAAGTCCGATAGAATGTTGATGCGAATAATCCTCTATCAATTGATGCCCTATTAAATAAGATAGAATCTTCCTGGTTATATCCAGCATAAGTAGCAATTGCGACAATTACATTGATTCCATTAGGTAACTTATCAGCATTAAGGTATTTCATCATTTTTGTATCAATAAGGGGTTTTTGAGGATAAGATAATACATGGCTAAATGTATCATAACGTTGATTATAACTTGTACAGTGAACACCAACAGCCTGTTTACCCATTGCGGATTGATATGTATTTCTTGGTGCTTGATTATGATGAGGAAAAGGAATACATGATGCGAGGGCTCCAAGAATTAATGAAGGATGGATCTCACAATGTGTATACTTCTTATTCTTATGGATATCATCCAACGACATTGATATAATAGAATTGTTTGATTCATAAGGGTCAATATACTCAATACAAAATGATTCCTTTGATTTTATAGTTGTAATAAGGTCCTCCCATTTACAATTATTCTTTATGATATATTCTTTCACTGTCTCAGTATACAAAACTTTCTGTTGGTCAACGATTAAAAGTGGACGAATAGGTCTTCCACCATCGGTATATATTTGAATGTTATAATTCATTATATCCCAATAAATCGAAGTATGGATATGAATTAATCCTTGAGAACGATGAGATTTTACAGTTCTAACAAGTTCTTTCGGTTCTTTTGTAAAACCTAACCAATCCCCATTAATAAAGACCTTACATTGACTTGTCTTATCAAAAGTATAGATATCGATTTTATGAAACTGTTCAATAAAGTTTGATATATAATATATAACAGGAGAGGAACCTCTATTAACTGTTACTTCACAATTCATTGAAAGGTTCTTCACAATTCCCACAGCTTGTCCTTCTGGTGTTTCACTAGGACAAATATATCCCCATGAAGTACTATGTAGCTTCCTTGGGGGAATCAATTTACCAGTATTGTCTGATGGAGTTTGAATTCGCCGTAAGTGTGAAACCATACTTGGATAAGTTAATCTGTTTAAAACCTGTGAAACTCCCTGCTTACTCGCATTCATTTTCATACCCCAATTACCAGTAGCCATCGCTCCTTTAAGGATATTCTCAAGATAAGAACATTTGATAATTTTATGAATATTGATCTCATTAATAATATCATTATAATTCTTATTAAGGTTCCATAACCCAGAATTAACCTCTTTTGTAATATAATTCTTAATATCCTTCGTTATTTTATGAAAACATTGAAAGGTAAGGTTTCCTAGTAGATATCCTGTTGTTTCAAAACGTTTATTAATATGACTATCTCTATCATCAAGTGGTATAATACCGAGATATCCTTTTAATAGTTTATTTACCATATATCCTGTAAAGAATATCTTCTTCCTATTATCATTATCCAAATGATTTAAATATTCCATTAGAATAACATCCTTCACATAACTTATCTTTTTCTCTTCGCTCTGAACATAGTTATAAGTATTATTAATATATTTACTCATATAGTTGATCGCTTCTTCTTCTGTTCGTATTTGATAACTCTCTTCGATTGTAGATCGTAACATTTTTAAGATAATATGGTCTATATCAGAACCATTATTATCGATAATGTAATAAATAATATCTTTATCTGAACCACAACCTAAAGCACGGAATAATATAAATAAAGGTATTTCCTGTTTCATATGAGGCAATTGTATTTTAAGTGTATTGTCATACATGTCTGATTTATTTGTTATCTTGATCGATGATACTTTTGGAATACCATAAGTATTCTCGTTCAATGATCGCGTTTCACAAATATGAGAAAACTTTGAACTGTTCTTAGGGTTCTTAAATACTTGAACCATATTATTTGCTACTTTCTCTTGTGAAATGATCACCTTTTCATTACCATTGATCAAGAAATACCCTCCAAGGTCAAACTTACATTCATCATCCTTATGTTGTTCATTGAGAATACAATATTTTGATTTAACCATTATAGGTATCTTCCCAATTACAATATTTGGTATTGTCTTTGATTCTAATTCGGTTATTTGTTCATTTTCCTTAATCTTTATCTTTGATACAAAATCAACAATAATTGATGATAGATAGGTGCTATTTCTTTCTCTAGCAATATTTGGTGTCATTAACTTAGAACAACCATTATTTTCAATTAATAATGGTTCGCGAATTTTTAGATTATTCACTATCAATTCAATGGAATCAATTGAACTTTCATTTGTTTCACTAAAGTTAATAGATATTGGAAAATATTGATTTACTATCTTAGGGATAATTTCATCGACATAATAATTATAAGATGTGATTTGATGATTAATTAAAATATTCTTTTGATCAAAATATTTTTGGATTAATACATCGGTATTTAATCGAGACATATCTAATCTTAGCTTTGGAATAAAATTTTAAATAATTTTCAAATTTTATTGATATTTACTTAAATAAATGATAAAAAAAATATATAAATGGAATACTATCAATACGCAATACTACTATTTATATTAAGTATCGGGGGAAGCATGGTAAAGGATTATATTGAAGTAAATTATCTTTATCAAAAGAAGAATAAATTAAAATAAATTAATCGTTTTGAATACATAATTTTCTTAATTTTTCATTGTTATCTAATTTTTCATTGTAAACAAACAATTGATCGATCTTAATATTTCTTCTTTCTTTTTCTTTCTTTAACTCTTTTTTTAAATAGTCCAGATAATCAAGGAAAATATCATTCGTTTCACAAAAATTAATCAGGTCTCCAAAATATTTAAAATAAATATATCTTTCATTGTATTTTTTATTATCAATAAACTTCCCATTAATAATAAGATCATATAACTTATCCATTTGATTATGTCCTATAATACAACCAAGAACATATGAATCAATTGTTATATTATTCCTTCTTGTGCTGTTTAATATTAATTTAATGAAGAAAACTGGATCTGATATTTTCATGTTTTCATTCTCAACCAAATTAATAATTTCTTCTTTCATAATATTTAATGGTATTCTCTTTCCACAAAAGATCGCTGCTATTTCAGCAAATTCATCAATATTACTTGTATTCTTGTTTTTAACTTTTTCTTCAATGATTAAATCCATAAATACTTGATTCATTTTAACAAGATTTAATGAAATCATCTCAGGTATTTCCCAACAAAAACCGAAATCATAAAATACAAGTTTTACATCACTTTTATTAACACGGATTTTCCAATTCCCTTTATGAAGATCGCCATGCATAAATCGATAGATTGTTTCATTATTTTTATTGAATAATTTTAATAATGATATCGTTTTATACGTGAGATAGTCAGATAATTTAGTTTTATCAAATATCTCGCCTTCTTCATATGACATAATAATTATATCATTTGAAAACTTTTGTATCTGTGGTATTATTATATATGGATTATCCCGGTATACATTTGTAAAATGTATATTATGATTTACCTCATTGACAAGGTTTGTTTGCATTTTAAAATCATTAATGAATGAATGTAGATCAACAGGAAAATAATAATTCAGATAATTATGTAATGGTGGGATCATTTTAATAATGAAAAATAATACATTAAAAAAATGTATTTGAACATTAATATTTGGATGAAGAACTTTCATAGCAAAAACTTCACCCTTTTTATCTGTGATTTTATAGACTTGACCTATACTACCTGAAGCAATTGGTTCAATCCCTTGATAATACTTATCAAAATCAGAATTAAAACTCTTTTTATATTTTTTTTTAGTATGTTCTAGAGAATGAAATTCACAATTTTCATAGACTTCTTCCAGTTTGTTAAACCATTCAGTTTCTTTATTAATATCATAAATCGTTTCTATTTTAGGTAAGACCCATTGAACTAATTTAATTAGGATTGGACCTGATTGTTTGATATTATTGACAATAATATCAAAAACAATATCACTTGGCTTAAAATAATATATCAGTGACCATAATCCCAGTTTAAAGTAATTAAACCCCATCATTATCTATTAAATGTATATTTTTTTAAATGATTAAACTTAATATATTTAAGTTTAAAATTATTAATAATATTATTATATTATTATTATGAGTAATGCAAATCAATTAATACAAGACCTTATACTCTTTTATGTAAAGGAGAATTATAATCATTATCTACAAAAAAATGAAATCAAGAAAATACCAGAAAGTCAAATTGGAGATGTTGTTCAAAAAATATATAGTGATAAAAAAAATCATTTGAAACAATTCTTAAAAGAATCATTGAAAGATTTAATGGGTGAAGAATATATAGGGGATTTAGCCCTTTTAAACATATGTAATGAAATATTTGAAGATGATAAATTATGTGTTAATCGTATTATTCTAGAAATCAAAAATTATCAAAATGATAATTAATTATATTCTATTATTATATAGATGAAATTATCAATTAGTAAAAATTTTAGTGGTGGAGATATTAAAGTTAAGAAAAGGAAATCAAAAAAATCACCCTTATCACATAATTATAAAAAATATCTAAATCACGAAAATATTGAATTAAAAAAGAAAATAGAACCCACAACCGATGATATTAAAATTAATGTAATTAAAAAGGATTCAACACCCACTACTCCCTGTAAAAGGAAAAGAGTAAGGTTCAAAGATGGAAAAGCAAATAAAGAAGATATTGAACACAATAAAAAATGTGAAAAACAAAAACCAAAAAAACAAAGACAACCAAAACAACCAAAACAACTAAAACAACTAAAACAACTAAAACAACTAAAACAACCAAAACAAAGGAGAAGTAAAATGAAAAACAGATTAAGTAAAAGACATACTATCCGTAGAAGGGTTTCTTTAAGGAATCTCTCAAAGAAAAAAGGAAAAAATATTAACCAAGAAATACAATTGGCAAAAAAAATGTCAGACGATAAAATTAAAGATGAATTATTAAAAAGTGGAATTATCATTAAAGGGAATCAACAACAACTGATGAGAGATATTTATGTATTCTCAAACCTTGGTGGAATTAATATCCGCAAAGAATAAGGATTTATTGATCATCGTTCGATGGATCATTCTCCCGTTTACGAATTACTTTAATAATATAATTTGGACTATCAACCAATAAAGGAGTCCCATACAATCCACCTACATTTGAACAAACAAATTCTTTTCCCTTCGCATTATCACTCGTATTCGGGGAAACATCGAGGGAAACATTCTCCCCTGGATATAATTTCTTAAATCGATTCTCAGATTTTACAGAACTAAAATGAACAAACACTTCTTTATCCAAATATTCTGAATCAGGGGTAATAATTTTAATAAACCCAAACCCTTTTCGTTGGTCAAACCATACTACATTTCCAATTTCCTTTCCAATTTCGTTATTCACTTCAACAGGTTGGCTACTTTCTTCGGTCATTATATAATTTATATTTATAACTAATCTTTATATATGTTTAAAATTATAATCCAACTCATAATATTAATCTATGTAATTCTGTCTGTTTATCATATGATAAACCTTCAGAAATTTAATATGAATGGTTTTATCATGGATACATATCATCTAAAAGAAGTAAAACAACATAATACGAAACTGAATCCAAGTATTTTCCATGGTCCATCTACATTTGATATAAATGAACCAAATATAAATTATATTCAAGATATTTATAATTATAAAAATAACCTTCCATCATTTGTTTTTAAAGATAAGGAATTATTTGAAAGAATATCTGGACCTTCTTTTATCCTTGATCCTAATTTCCTCAATGAATCTCATTTCCATACCCCAATTCAAACATTTACTACAATTATTTGTGGTAAAAATAATATCTCCTTAAAAAAATGTATTCATAATCATAATATCATTGGTGTTCTTGATGGTGAAGCTACGATCTATTTATTTAATCCTAAACACAAAGAAGAATTACTAAATAAAGAAAATTATCAAATCAAAAAATGGGGACATAAAAAGAAAATTCAAAAAGGAGATATTCTCTTTATACCACCCTATTGGTCCTATATACAAGAAATTAATGAAGGTATTATTCAATATCACATTGACATCGATACATATTTTACTTGTCTCCCTAACCTTTTGAAGGAGATATATTTTTGATTTGACGATCAATAATATCATTGGCACGTTTCAATAAATATCCACCCATGAAAACATAAATCTGAATTTGATGATTTTGAAGATGATACGAAATATCTGTACAAGCATTACATAACATATTCATACGAAACATATTCGTAAAGTTTACATCATAACACCCCATAAAAGAACATGTGTTAAGAAGTAGTATATTTAAGGAAAAGAGTGTAATAATTGGAATAGCTCCATCAAAAATTTTTTGAGGTATATATCCTCTTATTTCACGTAGTTGTTCCATCTCTATTGATAATTTTAATAATTATTTTTTCAAATTTAAACCAAATCTATTTAAAATATTATTTTTTAAATATAGTATGTTCTATCAGTTCATGAATTTAAAAAGAAGAATACCCTTTCCTTTCATCGATGTTTATTTCTTTCGTTGGAATGAATTAAGGTCAACTGGTATTCATAATCACGCAAAAAAAGGATGTTATATACTTCTTCTCAATGGAGAGATTAAAGAAAAAACCTACAATCACTCTATGGAATATCAAAAAACAATTACATATAAAGCACCTTCTCTATCCTTTATGTCCGATACAATCGGTTTACATTCAATTGAACCAATAAAACGATCTACCTCCATTCATTTTTATTATCCAAAAGGACATAAAACTAAATATTTTACTAATTCATAAATGAGATATATTTACTTTCTTTCTTCTGTAACTATTCTATTTATTCTCTATGTCGAGTTTTCCGTAGGGAATATAATATGGAGAGAAGGTGTCAATGGAATGAAAACTTTCCAACCTGGAAATATCCTCCATTATCTTTTGAACCCATTGTATAATAGCTTCTTATGGAACTTTCAACTTCTCGATGTTAACTATGTTTTTGTAATTGTTCTTTCAAGTATTGCCTATCACAATTGTTAATTATACATTTTCCATTTCTAACAAGTTTGTTTGACTTGATGATTTCTTCATCTTTCCATGTGTATTCTTCATGTAAATCAATAATAGTTCTAATAATATCATAATACTACAATAAGCAATAATAGGATACTGGGAATGAATAATCATATAAACAAGAATAAAACTATTTGTTCCTAGATTGAGTATCATCGTTTCAGTGGATAAATCATTCACATTTAATGGTTTTGTTGTATATATCTTATAAACTTGAGGTCCTCTTAAGAATACACCACAAATGATTGCTAATATAGAAAATAAATTCGCAACTATTTCATTCTCCATTCTAAGTAATACTTGAAAAATTGAAATTACCTTTAAACCTTTATTCAAAACAAAATAAAATTCTATGATTGATTTTACTCAGTATGATACATCCTATGAACTACAATCCATTCAATTAATGATTGAAATCCTAGAACCATACATATTATTTAAGAAACCAGATAAAGGAGAGAAGGTCGAGATCTACCAATTTATGAATGATAAAAAAGAACAAAAACAACTAACAATAAAAGAATATATTCATTTCATTCAGATCAAGTATCCCAAAATAATTTCTGACGAAATTGAAACATTACTTGAACGTAATCGCGTTGAAACCATAAAGAAAGAACTGTTTGATTCAAGAAGACGTAATGGTGAATTTAAGTTACCACTCTTTATTGGAACAAGTGATGATAAAGGTATCTATGAATTCTTCATTGAAGAATTCAATCAAAAGGATAATCAGGGATTATCTGAAATAAAGGAGTATTACACAGGAGATCAATACAAAGAAAACAAAGATTTAAGAGATGAAAATATTAGTTATCTTAAGGAATTACAAGATTTTACTCGTTTAAAGAATGGAGCAATACAGGATGTTATCCAATTCCTTGAGAACCTTAATTATTATCTGTAAAACATTTAAATATTTAGTAAAATAAAGAGTTCAATGGAAATCATTGATCTAAGTCAATATGATACTTCATATGAACTACAATGTATTGATTTTATAGTTGAAGCTCTTAAACCATACATACGTTTTTCAATCAACTATTATGGTAATATTGAAATCAACAGAATAGGAGGAGGTGGGGTGAAAGAAGAAAGGATTAAAAGTGAAGATTATATTATTTTTATTCAGAGAACGTTTCCAAAAATAATTAATGAAGAGATAGAAAAAATAAATGAAATGTTTGATGATGAAAGAGTAAAAAAGATAACCTTCACGGAAACCTACAAACGTATCTTTGGAAATAATTATTCCATTCATTCTATTCATTCTACAATTAGTAAACTCAATATGAAACAAAAGATAAAATATGAAACATTCAAAAAGATGTTTAACGAAATGGAAAAAGATGGGACGATTAATCAACAATCAGAATATTATAAAGACCATGAAAATACTACTTCTGATTACTCGAAAAAATTAGAAGAGTTCAAAGAAAAGTTAAATTACCTATATGAACTTAAAAAAATTAATCGCAAAATAAATGGAACGATTCAAGATACAGCCCAGTTCCTTGAAAATATTAAGGTTTACCTGTAAATTTGATAGTTAATAACTTAAAACTAAGTAAAATATTAACTAATTAATAATACAACCATGAGAGTTCATTCCTATGGTAAACTATTTCATCATCGTGCCGATATTACAGGCGAATGGATACAAAGTCTTATTCAAAGAATTAGCACCCTTTCTTGTGAATTCCATGAAGAATCAGGGAATTTTATGAATGGAATTAATGTCTCGTTGCGTAAGAAAAGCGTGGTAGATACCAAAGATATCCTAGGGGAAGAAATCGCTGAATTTATAGTATGTTCTTATGTGATTAAGAATAAGAAGAAGGTTTGTAAAGATACTGAAGAAACAATGACATTTCATCCCCATGTAAATATCGTCCTTGATACACTGAATAATGATTATGTAACTATCATTAATAAAGAAGCAATCGAAAGTATTAATACGATACTGAATCATCCTCATTTTAATGGATGCGATACTATTGAGGAAGTTCAAGAGGCGATACAATCTGTTGAAGAGCTCGGTGGTCGTTTTGGGATAACTAGTTCAGAAGAAGAAGGTATGGGGGAAGGAGGGAGATATGAAGTAATGGAACAAAAGAATATATTCCTTGATTAAGTATTAAAGAATCTATTGATTATTCACGGGTTTTCCCTGTTCATCTTCCACAATAACCTCCTCTTCTTCTTCATCTTCTCCACCTTCTTCCTCAACAACAACTTCCTTAACTTCCTCAACAACCTCACCTTCTTCCTTTTCTTCCTTTTCTTCCTTTTCTTCCTTTTCTTCCTTTTCTTCCTTTTCTTCCTTTTCTTTTTGATCATCATCTGCGCCCTTTTCTTTTTGATCATCATCTGCGCCCTTTTCTTTTTGATCATCACCCTCTACAGTTTCTTTCTTAGGAACAACTTTGAAGGTTTTGGTTGATTTGAAAACACCTACAGGTTTAAAAGTCTCTACAGATTTGACAATATCTTCATATTCTTTTATTTCAGATAATTCTTCAACTTCTATTTTAATTGCTTTAATCATTTGATCAACTTTTTTATTTTTTCTTTGAACACCTCCTAATTCTTTCTTTTTCTCTTTTAGTTCATCAAGGATCTTCTGATGTTCTTCAACCCTTTGAAGACCCTTCTTAGATTCCAATTTATTATTTTTCACTTGTCTCCGTAGGTTTTTCATCATCCGTTGTTCCTTTCTATCATAGTCCTTTTTCTTTTTTTCTTCAACCTTTATCTTCTTTTCTGACCTTCGTATCTCTTCATCCCTCAACCTCCCTTCTTCAATATCATATCCTGGATCATCACTACAACCAAAAGAACAACACATACATCTTGGTTTTTTACACCAACAAAAGTTAGCATTACTCTCATAATTTCTTCCAGTAGCTGGTTCATCATCAGAATCATAATCAACGTAATTTGAATTAAAGGTCTCAAAAATACGTCTGTAATAACGATAAATAGATTCCCCGATCATCTTTTCATAGGAATTAAATAACTCCTTTTTGATATCTAAAAGATGATTGTATTCTTTTTTGATATTTTCTTCAAGTGTCATCCATTCTTTCTTCTTACCCTTTTTATCAGAATCTTCAGAATAATATTTCTCATCTTCCCATGGTTTTAAAAGTTCAAGATCATACTGAATACGACTTAAGATCTCGGCAAACCTTTCAATTAGGTTTGATATACTCCCGACTCTTTCTTCAATCTTGAAATGCCGGGCCAATGCAATAATCAATGATGAGTAGGAAGTAATAAAAAGAATTGAAGTATCTATCACATTTATGTTATACTGTTTTTCTAAAATATCTTCGATTGTTTCTTCATCAATAACTATATCTGTAGTGTTATTATCCAATGTAGGGTTAGAACTATCTGGAAACAACGCTTGTAAGAATGTAGATGTAGCTGAGAAATAAATAACAGTTAACTGAATAAATGAATTAATTTTATAAAGAGTACAATGAAACATATCGAGTCGTTTTTTAGCAACCCTACATTTTTTTAAGAGATTCTTTAAAAGGCTTTTATATATATCCACTTTATCTTCAACTTCATCTTGATTTAACTTCTCTTCTTCATTTGGTCCACCTGGTCCATCTGGTCCACCTGGTCCACCTGGTCCACCTGGTCCACCACTGGTATTCTTTGGTTCATCTGTTTCATTCCCATCCTTTGGTTCATCTGCTTCATTCCCATTCTTTGGTTCATCTGCTTCATTCCCATTCTTTGGTTCATCTGTTTCAT